CGTTAGATAATGTTCTTGGAACTGACATATCAGATCAGTTTCCTGGCATGTTGCCTTTCTAATCTATTTTAATTTCAGATCTATTCTGACCAATAACTAAAGACCCGCCTTGATGAAGGGATGACGTGTATAAACTCACGAACTCTTCAATATAGGTGGGTTTTATTAATTGTATTTGTTCTTTCTTGTTGTTAAGTCTCTCTTCAAACTGATAGTATGTCACTGGTTGTACTGGGTTGACAGTAACACCCGCAGACGCAGTTCCATCAAAGTAAGTTACTTGAAAGTTACTTGGAACTCTCTTCCCTGCTTCAACGATCTTACGTTGTAAAGCATCAACAACCTCAGTTGTTTCATACATCATAACAGCATCAGGATTATCATATTTACTAAACACATATTCTTTCAATGCTTGTGCTGTACGTGGCCAGTCCTCGTGATAGTTTGTAATGTCATTGACTATCATAATAGTCCAACCATAGTCCACTCTATTGTAGTAATTAAATGATATGGACTCTGGAGTATCACCAGGTTTGACAAAGAACTGATCAAACAATACAACATTAGATAAGTACTCATCTCTTATGTCATTTCTTCGCCATAAATTTTTCGCAGTATAAACTTTCGGATCTAAAAGTTGATCCGTATAGTTGTATACAACGTTTGGCATTCTCTCGAATAAACTCATTAGAATGTACCTGTCTCTAAATCTGATTGTGTGAGTGCTGATGTCTCTTGGAAATTCATAGTAACTGTTTGGATTGGTATCTTACCATCTACTGTAGTTACAAAGTTATTACTAGGAGAAGTATTAACTGATAGACTTGTTAAGGCACACAGTTTACTCCTTGGCATCATTGGATGTGCTGTACCATTTTGTACACCTTCTGGGTTGTACCATGGTTCTAACATGAATGTATCTGGAAAACCTAGGACACCACCTGTACCTTTGGAAGTGGTTGTCGGATGCATTCCTGTCTTGAATCCATTTATAATTAGGTCAATCTGTTCTGCTTCGATATCAGAACGAGCAAAGAATTCAAATGATAGACTAAACTTTCTCTCAGACATATTACTGAACATAGTAATAGCATTCTCATTAGGTGCTAGTCCCGCTAGACCTAATATATTTTGTGTTGATAAACTATCAGTTGAACCCAATGGGTTGACTGCTCCTTTAAAAGCAGAACCTAAAGCACTAGATAAGTCCACTCCAGTTCCTGCTCCTGCTCCGTCTAAGAATCCTCCTACTCCTGCCTTTAGTAGTTGACCTCCCACATCACCTAGTCCACCAGCTAATCCAGTCAGTGCCATTTGACCTATAGCAGCTGGAGAATCCAATAGTCTAGCCATGGTACCCATTCTAAACTTGTTACCCCAGTTGGCACCATACTCATACTGAAACTCATTAGGCATGGGTAAGTAGAATATAGTTGACTTAGCATCCTTAGACTCAAATGCTTTGTTCTTTATTGCTGCGAGTTCCTCAGCATTCTTTATAGTTTGCCCAGTGACGGTGATAGGAAACTCGATATTACTATAGTCTCCTGCCTTCACCTCTTTCATTACGTCTCTTTGCTTCTTTATAGTCTTACCACGTTCATTCCTATTTCCTTTAATTTTATTCTGTGACTTAGCAACTGATTGCATTTCGCTTTCAAATGCTTCAGCGTCCCCTGATCCTGTATTGAAATTACCAAAGGTAAACTTAGCTGTACCAGCTACAGCATTTTTTAATCCTTGTACTGCATCATTACCTAGAGCTGCTTCAGCACCCTGCATACCATTTTCACGTGCTCTCTTAAGACCCTCATTATACTGAAAACGAGTGATCTTCATGTACGATGCAAAAGGAATGCTCGTCAGTTTGTCAGGGTACTCATAGGAACCCCCATTCAAGACTCTATTACTGGTTCTTAGATCAGGCATTATCTATTTCTATGAAAATGTTCTAGGGGTAATTGACTCATTGCCTGCATATCATCCTCTGGTATCTCAAAGAATAGGTTGTCGGCATTCTTAGGTATGTAGTAACGAAGTGTCTCCATAGGAGCTTCCTCTTTATTTAGTGATGCAAGACGAGCTTTAGGTCTTAGGAAGTGAAGGTTCATACCTAACATCCTATCGTTCTTGATTTCCATCAGTTTTATTAATGGATACTCATCCCATTTTTTCAATATATCCTTATACTTAGGGTCATATTCAAAGAAATACCACTTACCTACCTCTGGTTTTTCTGTAGCATTATCGTAGAGTGCTTCAAATATTTGTTCCCTGAGTTGTGTCTTACTTACTTTTTTTCCTTTTAGTTCTTGGAGCAGGGTAGTTAATTCTGAGTTCTCTTTCTGTGATGATTCTGAATTCGATTCCTCTGTCTTGGCAGTATTCCTTAGCTGCCCTCCACTTTGCATGGTTTTTAGCATAGGTCATGACCTCCGTGATATACCGTTTGGTTTGACGTTTCTGGGGTTTAGGTTCTTGTGTTTGTTTTAATGGTTTAACCTCTACAAGATACTGTTTAGTACCTGTCTCTTCTTTTACTTTCATCCAGAAGTCTGGAAAGTATCTGTGGTACTTGTTATCAGTAGGACATTTGTATGGAATTACTATCTCTTCTGACGACCAACTTACTATTTTCTTATCATTATCACACCAGTTCATAAACTTCAATTCCCAACCAGACCTGTAATAGATCTCAGTTGGGTCTCCCTTATACTTCTTGTAGTTCTTAGGTTTGAACTTTCCTTGTTTTAGAGACATAAATAAAAATACCACCCCATGTAGTGTATTTATGGCACTGAAGACAGTTACATCATTCATAGCAGACTTACAGGTAGCTGGAGGACCTAGTTCTACCAACCAGTTTGACTTGGAATTTGGATGCACAGATGTATTGAATAAATTCCTCAAGGAAAAGTATGGAATAGAAAGTACAGTGTATAATAACCTCATGGTAGATATGATCAATGAGGCACAGATACCTGGCGTTTCATTGACCAGTCAAGATGTAAAGCAAGTTCATAAGGGTATCAACATCAAACCCGCAGTAGCAAAGGTATATAACGAGATGGATTTCTCATGTATACTTGATGTTAAATCAGATGCATTTAAGTTCTTTACAGCATGGCAACAGTTTATTCAAGGTGCTACTCTTCAAGATACAGATGTAACCTCTAAATCTGGTAAACGATATGTCAGAGCATTGGCACAGAATTACTACAATGATTATGTTTGTCAGACAAAGATAAAGAAGTATGAGAAGTATGGTAAGAAAACTTTTCTTGGTACACCTCTTAAACCAGGTTTAACCAAATCAGAACAGTTCCACGTATTTGATGTAACACTTGTAAATTCGTATCCATATATGCTATCATCTATACCATATAGTTCTGGTGGATCAGGAGTTGTAAAATTAAGCGTAGGTATGTACTATGAATATGCTGAGTACACTCCATTCGCAACACCTGACAAGGCAAAGTATACTGCCCCTCCACAAAGCTGATATATAATATATACTGGACTAATTCATTATGCCATTACCTGATATCGTTACTCCAACGTATACGTTGGTTGTACCTTCGACTAAAAAGAAACTTAACTATCGTCCTTTCCTTGTTAAAGAACAGAAAATTCTTATCTTAGCATTAGAAGAGAACGACAGTGAACAGATACTAGAAGCAATAAAGAGTATATTCAAAAGTTGTATCCACAGTAAATTCAAGATGGAGGATCTCTCTATCTTTGATGTTGAGTATATTTTTCTACAACTACGTGGTAGATCTATTCAAGAGACTATTGATGTAGAAGTTCCATGTGATGATGACCCAGAGGTCAAAGTTCCCGTATCATTTCCCGTTGATGCTGTCAAGGTTCATTTCCCTAAAGGACATGAGTCTGAAATCAAACTGAATGATGATATAATGGTAGTGATGAAGTATCCTAACTTGGATTACTTCGCTAAGGTTAACTTTACAGAGGAAGAGGTAGATCCATACGAACTCGTATCCACATGTATTGACCGAGTATATAATAAAGGAGAAGATTGTGGAGCATTCACAGCAAAAGAAGCACACGAATGGTTGGAAAAACTTTCTAACTCTCAGTTTGAAAGCATCCAAAACTTCTTTGATACTATGCCTACTCTTAGGCATGAGCTTAAAGTTACTAATCCTAACACAGGCACTAAAACGACTGCAGTTATCGAAGGATTAGTTAATTTTTTCGGATAGCCCTATTCCAAGAAGGGTTAGCGAGGTTCTATACCACGAACTTTGCCTTGGTGCAACACCATAAATATACCTTGAGTGACATAGAAAATATGATCCCTTGGGAGCGTGACATATACGTCAATATGCTTGCCAAGTGGTTAAAGGATGAGAGGGAACGTATAGAACAAGAACGTCGTAAGAAACGATGAAGAACAAGGCTCGTCTAACAAACATCTTTGGGTTAAAACTCTTACCTGTATCGGGTGAGATGACTAAGACAGCCAAAAATATGCTCGATTCAGAGATTGAGTATATTGATTATCTACGAAGAAGAAAGAAGTTCTTCGTAATGACTCAGATACAACAGACTAGAGTCACAGTAATTAAGAAGACAAAAGAGAAGAGGAAGAAGGAAGAGAAGAAGAGGGGAGGTTTTAGATTTCCTTGGTGGAGAAGAAGAAAGAAGAAGGTTAAGAGTAAAGTTAAGGTCAGAAAGAAAAAGACTTTCGTAGATAAACTTAAACAGAAGGGTAGGATTAAAGGAAAGAAAGTTAATGCGAACGTTAGAAAGTCGCTGAAGAAGATTCCCCCTGCCAATAAAATTGTACCATTAGATAGAGTAAAACCAAAGAAGATTCCTGCCTATGCGAAGAACAACAAGGCAACTAAGTTGTTATCACAGGGTGGCGATGCTCTTCGGAAAACAGGAACCTCTTTACTTGAGAAACCTGGCAAGATTGTCAATAAATTTATACCCAAAAGTGCTAAGAAGAAGGTAGTAGAGGAGTTAACAGAGAGGGCAGCAAAGAAAACAGTACAGAATATAGCAAAGAAACAAGTATCAAAGCAAGCAGCAAAGATTGGTACAAAGGCAGCTATCAAAATAGGATTGAAGAAGATACCATTTGGTGTCAGTGCTGTATTTGGATTGGGATTTGGTATACAAAGATTGATGCAGGGTGATATAAAAGGTGCTCTCATGGAGACAGCATCAGGTATCGCAGCTACAATACCAGGTCCAGGTAGTGCCATATCAGCAGGATTAGATGCTGCTCTTATTGCTAAAGATATCACTGGCATGAAGGATGGTGGTCAGGTTAGTTCACCTACTCAAGCATTGATTGCTGAGGGTGGTGAAGCAGAACTTGTTGTACCACATTCTAAATTAGGACCTGTATTCCAGAGTCTATTGAAACAGGTAGGTATGACATTGACAGATGTCACAACGGGATTCCTATCCACACTACCCGTACCAAGTTCAGCAGCGTCATCGGTGCAGGGAGAAGCACAACGGTTAGCTGGTGTATTTGGTGGTATGGGTATGCCTGAGAAAGTCTTTAAGGGAGGTAAGATAACAAAAGCAGTAGGTGGATTCCTCAAGAAGATGGGTGGTGGTGCACTGGGTCTAGCTAAGAACGTACTCAAAGCAACACCCATGGGCATGGCAGCTGGTGCAGTTGGATCAATGTTCAACAGACCCGCTAAGGCAGAACCCAAAGTAACGACGAGAATCAAGACATCTAGTTTCAAGATGGTGAATGGTCAGATTGTAGAGAACGAATCTTTCGATTCAGCAAATGCTACATCAGTAGGAGACTTCCCAATCACAGATGTGTATGGTTCAACTGAGAACAGATCCAAACCTCATGGTGGTGTAGATGTAGGAACTCCCGTAGGCACACCCGTAGGATTCAATGAAAGTGGTAAGATTCTAGCAGCTGGTAAGTTTGGTGGATATGGAAACCTCATGGATGTGTGGTTACCACAGACTAAGATCCAGATGCGTATAGCACACTTAAGTAAGTTCATCAAGAAAACTGGTCAGTTCATAGCAGGAGAGAAACTTGCCGAGACTGGTGGAGCAGTAGGAGATCCTGGTGCAGGTAGTTCCACAGGTCCTCATTTACACTTTGAATATGATGTCAAGGAAAACTCTACTAGATATGGTGGGGCAGGAGACCCTATGCCTTATGCTCCGTTAATTAATTTGAGTGCTGTTGAGGCACCCGCTGACAGTGGTACAGGAGGTCCTAGCCTTGGTGCATCGTATGGTCACCCACTACAGTATACTGTCAAGTGGCCGAGCAGTGGTGGATCCATGGGAGGTCCTGGTCTGTTACCTAACATAGGTAGTGCGATAGCAGGATTTGTCAAGAAACAGATTATGCCTGTTCCTGTCACGATTCCATTCCCTGTTCCTGTTCCTGTCGAGAAGGTGGTTACAGTTACTAAAGAACCCATCAAGAAGCATGGGATAGATTCCTTCTCAGGTAAATACGTTGAACTATGAGTGATCCCAAGTTTCCAGCTATAGAAGATGTACATGAGGTACTAAGCGACTTAACTAAGTTGTTTGAGGATCGCAATGCTTTACTTGACTCTATGTTTAGAGAGGACAAGTATAAAGATTTCTTATTGGCAGAAAATATACAAAGTCTCGTTGAGGCAGACAAACGTGATGACGCAGCTGGTGGTAAGATAAAGAAAGACTTGGCAAATGGCTATGAGGTCTTGAAAGCAAAGACCATGATGCAGAAGTTTGCTAACTTCATATCACCTGGCATGTTGCCTACGTTAGACTTAAGTGAAGAGTCAGACTATGATGATGATCTAACAACAGATGAGGATGACTTCCAAGAACAAGGTGAAGATAGATCAACTAAGTCAGGAGGAGAACCAGAGAAGGGAGAGAAGGGAGATAAAGGTGACACTGGTGATACGAATTTAAACATCACTGCACCAACAGATAATTTTGATAACAGACTAACAAAACCTAGTCAGAACTCTGGAATAAAACTAGCAGAGGGTGGTGTTGTACCTCCATCACCTATGATGAATGCACTGAATCCTAGTGCTCAGAGACCAGAGAAAAAGTCAGGTGTAAAATCACTAGAGAGTCTAGGACTGGTTGGTGAAAAGAACGTTGCTAGTGAATTGGTTGAAGATCTAGGACTAGACAAGTTCAAGAAAGCATTAGCAGAAGCAATGTCACTACCACTCAAGGCAGTGGCAGCAGGACTAGCAGGATTGTTAGACAGTATTGATGTGCCAGAAGGAGGAGAAGCAATTACCAAACAGGTAGCATCAATAGGAAAGGCATTTGATATTCCTGTCAAACAGAAACAGAAAGAAAAGAAATCAAACCCTATCATGGAGTTTGTGAAGAGTGGTGGTATAACTGGTGCTATCGCTAGAATGATACTTCCAAAGAAAAAGAAATCTAAAGTAACGAGAAGAGAAACAAGTAGTAGTTTCTCAATGGTGAATGGTGAGATAGTAAAGAACGAATCTAGTGACTCAGGATTCCAACCTGTAGAAAACTCAGGAGGTCCATCACTTGTAAGGAGTGCACCTGGCTACCTAGGAGGTGGTGTAGGAGGTGCTACTCATGCTCCAGATAATATATCCACATCAGGAGACACCAAGATAGATGCTATGAAGAATACCTTCAGTAGTATTACACAAGGAGCAAAAAATATTTTCAGCAAAACTACGACTGGTAGGGCATTCAGTGCTACGACCAGTGTGCTGAATAAACTATTAGGTGGTGTCAAACCAGCTAGTGAAGGTAGTCAGTATGCCAAGCAAGATATCAATAGTCTTACTAATAATGTCATCAATCAGAATGAAATGATGATGCAGGAGAAGACAGATATCACGATGAGTGGTGGTGGTGCTGAAGAAGGAACGGACATAACATCTAGTTTAGCAGCACTTTCACAACAGATGAAACAGTTCCAGAAAGTTCAGACACCTTCAACGGTAGCACCTACAGAGATCAAGATCAGTAAGTATCTGAAACACAGTCTGATCATCACTCATGGAGGGGAGACGATACATGAAGGGTAAGGACACTAACTTCAGTCTGCTAGCACTCAGAATAGGAGTGTCAACGGTTGACGAAACATCAGGATCAACAGGTATTCAAGTATATAACTTAAGTCCCAATCAGTTGATGGAGTTACATTACTATGAGGATATAACCAAAGCAAATGTTGTACTAGCTCTTAAGATCAATGATACTTCTAGTGCCTTACTTGATTCAATCATAGGCATGGAACCTATTGATATATCATGGACTGATCTTAATGAAAATGTAATTACATATAGTATGGTTATTGTAGATTTACAAGACCGTATGGTGATTGATGGAAAGACATCAGAGGGAGTAATATATTGTGCTAGTATAGAGGCAGTTAAGAACAGTGCTACTAAAATATCCAGAAAGTTTAAGGGAAAAACAAATGAGATGGTCAGAGATTTGTGTAAGATAGATTTACAGTCAAATAAAACTCTTGACCTAGATCCATCACTTACAGACATGACTTTTGTGAGTCCATGGTGGGATCCATATACTATTATCTCATGGTTAGCATGGAGATCTATTCCAGAAGCAGGAAACGCAGGAGAGAGAAGTGCGGGGTTCCTATTCTATGAGGATAGAGAAGGATATCACTTCAAATCTATGGATAAGCTAGTAGGACAAGAAACAACTACAACCATTGAAGTCAACGTAGAAGAAACGGAAGACAGCGATGCTATTCATATCTCATCATTCACATTGTCTGGTTCATCAGATATATTTCGTGGTCTAAATCTTGGTAGTTATGCTAGTACAACATTTACGTTAGACATGAAGGATTTTAAGTATGAGAAACATCCATACTTTATCTCTGAATACTATCCTAAGATGCAGAAACTTAATGACCGAGAGTTACCAGAGTTCTATAAGAGATTTGGTGATAAAGGAGCAATACCAACTAGGATTATGACTAAGGTTATGGACTCAGCTGCGTTTACAACAGGTAAATATACAGAAGACTTGACTAGACAACTTAGTCAGAGTATGATAAGGAATCAATTCTTCTTTAATCAGACAGGCACCTTTGAATATGAAGGTGATCAGGATCTATTGTTAGGAGAGGTAGTCCAGATAAACAAATATGATGCTAGGTCAGGTGATCTAGATATAGACATTAGTGGTAGATATATAGTGGGCAAGATCTATCGTCAGTTTTTGACAGAAAGAGACACTATGTCAACAAGAGTCACAGTATACAGAGATAGCTTAGGATGAATATAGAAAGTGCTGCTCATGCCATCGGTAAAGATGGATTCAACTGGTGGATAGGACAAGTCGAGAACGACGGGTCAGATCCAGAGTATACGGGTGAAGAAGAAAAAGATTTTGATTACACAGGTAAGGTCAAGGTAAGAATTGTAGGGTATCATAACGACGACAAAGAGGTATTACCTACAAAAGATCTACCATGGGCATCTTGTGTGATGCCAGTAGTATATGCTATGAAGAGTGGCATGGGTTCTATTCAACAGTTACAGGTTAACAGTTGGGTAGTAGGATTCTTTATGGATGGATCCTCAGCACAGATACCAGTCATTATGGGTAGTATCAGTGACCAGAACCCTAAAGATGTATACACTAAATTACCAAAAGAGAGTAGCAAGGGATACCAACAGGTACATGCACCTGATTATAAACCAGAGAAGCATGGTGACGGTGGAGGTATACCTGGCGGTACTGCTGATACAACATCTACAGATCCTGAGACTGGTAGCACAAGCGGACCTGTGACAAGAGATACCACAGAAGGTGAGGTATCGGATGCTAACGAACGTGGTGAAGCAACAGGTCAGACTGATCTTATGAAAGCATCAGACGACAGAAAGAAGTATACTATACATGTAGGTAATGGTAAATGTGGTACTCCTGCTGACGTGAAGATCAAGGGTGCTACTGCTGAGTTCCTAAAGTTTGCTAGAGGTATAGAAAAGAATGAGATAGGAGAGTTTATTAATAAGAATACAGGTAAGATAGAAGACTTGGCAGGAGAGATAGAAGTCATGCAGACCCGCATACAAGGTTTCATGGGTGGTGTGTTAGCTAACGTCAAGGGTACAGTATTAAAGGAAGCACAGATACACATACAAGATGTCATCAACGACATCAAGATCCCTGACCCTGACCTATTAGATCCTGCTGTTGATCAACTCAAGAACATAGGAGATCTTATTAACTGTCTCTTCAAACAAATCTTCAATGAACTAGCTGATGTCATCGGTGGTCTACTGAATGATCTTCTTAGTCAAGCACTAGACTCTGCATTGTGTTTGGCAAAAGATATATTCTCTGATCTATTCGGTGGATTGATGGACAAGATCATGTCAGGTATTGATGCTGCTCTGGGGATCCTAGAGGGTGCACTGGGTGCTATCAAAAGCAATGCTAACATCATCCAGTCTATCTCTAACAAGGTGCTAGATCTAATTGACATGGTTTGTGAAGGAGATCTATCTTGTGCTCTTGGACTATCAACATTTGAGACAGGATCAGGTGCTAAAGAGAGTGAAGCAGACAAGCAGAAGAAACAGATGAGTCAGTATAGTGACGCAGCTAAGTCAGCATTGAAAGATGGTAAGACACAGTTAGTGGGCACAGCGATACCTAACTCACGTGGATGGGTGCCAGTACAAAAATTAATTGGTGGTAAATTTGTTAAGCAAGCATTTAATACAAAGAATGGTGAGTTCGCAGAGGTCGGTGCACCAGGCACAGGTGTATCAGAGAAGACATTTGAGAAGGGTAAGAGCTTAGTAGAGAACTTTGACAGCGTATATCCTATACGTGCATCAGATGGTACGATCAACTTCTCTAGCATCAACTGTAGTCCAGAAAACAGACGTAAGAAACCATGCTTCCCAGAATTAATTTTTGACAATGCACAGTCCACAAGTATTATCAGAGCATTACCTATCATAGATGACATAGGTTCTATGGTTGGTGTCTTCATGAGAAACAAAGGATCTAATATCAATACAACTGCTAAGGTAAGAGCAATGTTCTCATGTAATGAACCAGAGGGTACAGGAGCAGACATCACACCTATCATCAAGGATGGAAAGATAGAGAAGATAAGAGTCAATAAACCAGGCGTAGGGTATGGACTAGATCCAGACAACACATACTGCCCTCGTGAGCAAAGGTTCTTCCTCATAGAGAATGTAGAACTAAATGACTTCGCTGATGAAGGTGATTTCATTTTCTATCAGGAAGAGGATGGAGATCCAAACATAGCTATACTACAGATCATGGACTATGATTATGACAGCACTGGTTTAGTTGCTGTTGCTACACTAGAGAAGGATGCCTTCGTCCCATCAGGTCTGAAGATACAGACAACAGGAGGGACATATAAATTTGTACTCAACCCAGTAAAAGAATTCTATGACCTCGCTATTCCTGCTAATGCTACAGCACTATGGGCAAACTGTTCGGACATACTACCAGTGCTCGACACTATCGACATTACTAACGTTGGTAAAGGATATAAGAAACCTAAGATAGTTGTAGGAAAACAAGAGATAGGAGACGTATCAGTTGACACTGAGGGTAGATTGTTGACACCAAGTATCAAGACAAAGACACTTGGATTTGTTCGACCTCGTATTGTAGACGATGAGGGATTCGGTGCTGACATTGTACCTACATATCAGTACGTAGGACCTACCAAGTTCAATGAAATATTTGAGTCACAGTCATATATTGATTGTGTTGGTCATCCACCAAATACAACAATACAGGTTGAAGAAACAGCACAGGTATCAGGTGTGTCAGACCCATCAGGCGGTACAACTACAATAGCTACCACACCGATAGAGACACCATCTACACCTGTAATTGTGGATCCTCCTAGCGAAAACACTACACCACCACAACAGAACAACAATCCACCTAGTAGCGGTGGTGGAGGAGGATACTAATGGCAAGACAAGATACAAGCAACACTAATCTATTCCAAGGAGATAATGAGGAAAACAAAAATCCTCAGCATATAACACAGTATCCTAAGAACTGGGTGACTGTCACCTCAGCGGGTCATGTCATGGAATTTGACAACTCAAAAGATGGTGAGAGGATAAGATTAATCAACGGTGCGACTGGTTCTATCTTTGAGATGGACGAACAGAGTGACACATATGTCATCAGTACACGTGATTTACACCTAAATAGTGACAGAACGACCACCCTTAAGGTCGGTAAAAACAAAAAGGAAGACAAACTTATCATTCAAGTTATTGGTGACGCTCACCTAAACGTGGAAGGAAACTTACACACAGAGGTAGAGGGTGACAGGTTTGACAAGGTGGCAGGGGAGTATCAACTCAAGGTAGGTGGTACTATCAGTATAGACTCAGCGTCTAATATTGGTATCAA